AATTAAAAACTTTGCCGCAAATAAAGCTGGCATTCCTGAATTAAAGGTTCCAGTTGATCAAGTGCGTCCAGTTGCACCCACACAAGCACCTGGCCTTGGCAGTCGTATTATGCAGGGCGCAGGACAACTAGCACGTGGTGCCGCAAGATTTGCTGGCCCATTAGGTGTTGCGTATAGCTTGCTTGCACCTAGCAACTCTGATACCAATTATCCTTGGCCAATGAGCGGACCCTTGCGTGGCAGCGAGATAAATCCTAATACAGGTGCACCTTGGACAAGAGAAGAACTTAATGCATACTACCAACAGTATTCACCAGGTCAATCAGCACCACAAAGTGCTCCAAGCGGATCACTATTTGAAGGAGCCATGCCATAATGGATGACAATCAAGCAAAACTAATGGAATTTGACATTGACAATATTAGACTCTATGTCAATGACGAAGATCGCGAAGTCGACGAAGAAAACGAAGGCAACGAAAAGCCAGAAGGCGAAGGCGCAACTGCTCAAGCCTTAATACAAGTTTTCAATGATAACTTTGTTGCTTACTATCGCAGCCATGTTGCACATGTTAACATTATGGGACGCAACTTTACCAGCGACCACCAGTTGCTTGGTGAAATTTATGAAGACCTACAAGGTCAGATTGATGTGCAAGCTGAAATTATTAGAACACTCAAAGAGTTTATGCCATGTTGCATTTCAGATGTCATTGCTGACAGTCACATAGACAGCAGTGACTTAGATGGTGACAGTGAATTCTTGCTGGGCATGATCAAAGAAGACCTAGAGCACCTAGTTGAGTGCTATCGGACTTTAATGGAATGCGCTGACGAAGAAGAACTTGATCACATTGCAAACTACGCACAAGAACGTGTAACAGCAATCGAAAAATTTATTTGGATGCTGTCAGCTACTCTTGAGGATTAACAGATGAAGTGGGTATTGGATAAACTCTCTTGTATGCGTAACTTCCTCTCACGCTGTATCCACGGCGTTCGTGCATTTTCAAAAAAGCTGTTTGATCGCCTCTCACAGTATTACTGCAAATAACAGCAGATCCTGAACCAACAGCAAACACATCCCATAGAGTAATCATATCATTGACAATTTTAACTCTCGTTTTAGGCGAGAGTTTCATATTGATATGAGCCATAACAATATTACAAACAAGTTCATCACTCCAAATAGCACGTTCTCTTGTGTGTGCCCAAGTGTAGGCCATGAACTCGCCAGAATCATCATGACATACCATAACAAGTTCTTGCGTGGGATTGTAAAATTGATTGACTACTGCAAAAGTAGTGTTTCTGCTAAACGCATTATGGGCCTGTGTGTAGCCCTGATCACAGACATCAAAGATGCCTTTCATTTCGTCTCTAAACTGGTGTCCACACAATTCAACAATATTGTTAACGTCACTACCAGAGGCTTTGCGCCAGTTAAAATTAAGTTCCATACTAGTCCTTTCTATGCAATTATACCTTTATTTATAAGGTCTTGGTCGTTTAAGTATAAATAAGGGTATGGAAAAGAATACGCAAAAGAGTAAGCCCAATGGTGGACGTGGTGGCACACGTAAAGGTGCTGGTCGTCCTAAAGGCAGCAGGGACCAAGTTTCCATTAAAGCCTTATTGGAAGAATTAGACAAGCAAACTAATGGGCAAGCCTATGAAGAATTGCTGGTAACAGATTTCTTACAAGCACGTCATGGCAATGACAGTCAACTGTTACTAAAATATCACAATTTGATTTTAAATAAGGTTATGAACAGCCTTGCCAAAATTGAAGTAACTGATAGTAAAGATGCTATCGAAGCCAAACAGCAGGCCTTTGCAGAAGCTCTTGCAAGGCTTACAGGCGTAAAAACGGATAAGTAACACATGCCATTAAAGAAATCAACTAGCAAAAAAGCGTTTAATAAAAATGTTGCGGCAGAAGTTCGCGCAGGTAAACCGGTCAAGCAGGCCGTTGCTATTGCTTACTCAGTAAAAAGAGAAGCGGCAAAAAAAGCTCGTAAAAAAGGAACTAGCAAATGAAAGAAGCAAAAAACTTTGATTGGATGAGCGGCACAGGTGTAAATCGCGGTTCTTCCAAGTATGCAGGTAACAAGAGTGGCCTATCAATGAAAGAAAACTATGGTCGTGGTCCAGTTAAGGGCAACGATGGTAGCTGCCATGATCCAATCTCTGGTGCGAAAAGTGCCTATGGTGCTCCAAGCTCAGTGCCAGATACACACGCTCCAGGTGCTTATGGTAAAGCATCATATCGTGGTGTCGGCGGCACACCAATGCCTAAGACAGGTAAGGACTCATTCAACTTCGGTCGTGGTCCAACAAAAGGAAATCAATAATGAAAAACATTAATCAGAAGCGTGGTCCAACAGTTGGCAACGCAGGCAACAACACCAAGCGCACAGCATTTGAATCTGCTAAAAGCACAACCAGCAGTGAACGTGCCAAGCTAGCAAAGATGGTCACAGACGCACTAGAAACACGTGGTCGTGATAATCGCAGTGGTCGTCGTCCTGGCCTAGAAGGACTACATAGCGATACTAACGTAGGTCGCGGTCCAACTAAAGGTTAATTTAAATGGGAATGGCATCTACTTCATGGTTAGACGCTCGTCCAGGGCAAATCTTTAATAATCAAACTGATGCGCCTTCTGGCGATCCACTGGCTGAAGTAGGTCAACCAGCTCCAGGGCCAGCCCCATTATTGCCAGACGTAGGTCAACCAGGCTTCGGGCCAGCCCCATTATTGCCAGACCTTGGCTATTTGCCAGACCGTGTCCAGAAGGGAATGTATTCGGCTCCACCACCCCCGTCAGGGATGGAATTTGGTAGTGGCAAAGGTGGTGGTAAAGGAAACTCCTTTGGACAGCAAATAGCCGAACTTGTGCTTGAAAAATCCTTTGACACAATAGGCCAGATTGCGTCAGAACGCCAAGGTGAAACTTTACCTGGTCCAGATGTTCCAGTTGACCAAGTGTTACCGCCAGAAGTAGCTGAACCAACAAACCCAGAATTTGCAGGAGGATTACGTCCTGCACCAAGAAACTTTAGGTTACCTCGATCAAGTAGACGTGAACTATTACGCAGACAGACCGCAGGTTACTGATAAGTAAAAGTGAGCCACAAGGCTCTATTGCATTAGAATAGAAAGGAAATAGCAATGAACGAAGAACTACCAAACCCCTGGGCTGAAGAAGCACCAGTAGCAGATCTAAAACCTGCTAAGAAAACCTCTAAGAAAAAAGCAGTTGAACCCGAAGTCGAAGTAGCACCACAGGCACCAGCCAGTTTAAACAGTGGTGATTTTGACATGGAAGGTCTAATGAGTGACTTTCCAACAGCTAGAGAACTAGAACGATTTGTTTTTGACGAAACAGGCGTTGTTCTAAACCTCAAAGGTCGTGCTAACAAACTAAAATATCAAATAGCAATGGATGTGCTTAACGGCCTTCCAGTTGACATGAAGTTTATTGGCAACAACAACCCTTACATTGACAAGGGCGACCTAATTCCAGAAGATCCAATCCGAGAAAAGCCAGCACGTGATTTGAGTCTACCAGACCGTTCAGCAGTGCAGAACAGCTTTTATTGTGCAGTTGTTCCACATCCCAATGCAACTATGCGAGCACAGAATAAGCATGTGCAGACTATCTTCCGCAAGTATAACAACGGCATGATCAGCTATGAAGTGCTAGGCCCTATTGAGCCAGTTCCACATGGCGAAAAGATTGACAAGTATGGACGCACACGCCCTGAAGTTATTAAAATGATTGATCCACGCACAGGTGAGCAGATAGCTGTTCGTGCAGATGGAACAATGACTCCACAGGGTAAAAAGCTACGTGCAATGATGCAGACATTTAAAGTTAACCGTTCAAATTACTGGGAGGTATGGGTTGACAGAGAGTTTGTAACACTTAACGATAGTATTGCCAACAATCCGTGGGAATTAACTTAATGTCTAGCGAAATTAGGGATCAAGAGATTCATAGAGCTCAACAAGAGCGTATGGTTCGTGACACAATTATAGCACAAAAAGTCAACGGAGCTCACAGAGAAGCGTTTAAAACACGCTTTCCTGGTCAAGTCGAGCATTGTTTACGATTAACTGCTGAAAGACTGCAAGCTGTATTGGTTGACAAGCCAGATAATATCAAAAATATTGAAGAATGGTCAGCTAGTCCAGCTGAAATACTAGCACTAAGTCAAAGTGTTAGAGAACTTTACCATGTTATGATTGATATTAACAATACATGGAACAAAATTGGAGGTTAATATGGACGCAAGAACTGCAAACATCGCCAGCAATGAAGATAGTTGCTTAAACTTTGGTGTTGAATGGCATACACCAACTGCTTGCTCAGTTGTTTTTCAAGTAAACACTGACCAGGCAGGTGACCAAACATTAGAGTATGCACTAACCCGTGATGAAGTAGAATACATGCACGGTATCTTTACTGCATTTTTGGAACTGTGTCCTAACAATGTTGTCAACTGATGTCTTAATGGCAAGAAGTTTACAATATGTGTTAGATAAAAATTCCATTGGCGCAGAAACACATGCAAACTGGCCAACCGACCTAAAACTTAAAATGCAAGACCTTGTTATCGCTACAGCCGATGACATGCAGTATAACCAGCTGAAATACTTTCGTCCATTTGATCACCAGCGCACATTTTTTAAAACTGGTGCAAGTGAACGCAGAGGTATCTTGGCAGCAAACAGAGTTGGTAAAACTACCAGCACTTGCTATGAAACTGCCATGCACCTAACAGGCTTGTATCCTGATTGGTGGGAAGGATATAGATTTACAGGACCTATTAGTTGTATGGTAGCTGGCGAAGGTTGGAACCAGGTTGCACTTGTGTTACAAAATGAATTGCTAGGCACACAAGATATTAAACTACTAGAAAACATTGGCACTGGTAGTATTCCGCGTGATTATGTTATCACAGACACAATGCGTAATGATGGTGCTAACTGTCTTGGTTGCGAAATTAAACATGTAAGTGGCGGCAAAAGCTATTTGCTGTTTGCCAACTACACACAGGAAGTTAGGCAGTTGCAGGGTTTTAAACTAAACCTAGCAGTGTTTGATGAACAACCACCAGATGATTTCTTTTCAGAAATTGTTACTAGAACTGCAACTACGCAAGGCAAAGTATTGTGTTCGTTTACTCCACTTAAAGGACTTAACGGACTTGTTAGCAAGTTTTGGAACAAGGAACCGGGCTATGAATACATTCGTGTGGCATGGGATGATGTGCCTGAATATGATCCTTGGGGAAATGCATTTCTACTACATAAAACACGCCAACAGTTAGAGCGTGATTACTTGCCACATGAACGTGAAGCACGTATTGCTGGTAAACCTGTTATGGGCAAAGGCGCAGTGTTTCAAATCAGAGACTGGCCAACATACGCCACAGGCGATTATGACTTTCATGGAATGCCCAACATACAACGTGTTATTGCACTTGACTTGGGATTGGTCAATGACAAAACAGTTATCAGTTTAATGTATTGGGAGCCCTATGAAAAGACTGCTTGGTTGCACAAACAAATTATTGTGCAAGGTGTAGAAGAAGCAGTGCCCAGTCAATATATCAATCATTTGCTAAGACCTGAAGTAATGGGAACACCCATTGTGCTACCAGCTGATGCTAGCCAACCTGGACGTTATACCATGAGCTCAAACTCAATTAGAGAGTTGTTTGAAAGCTATGAATTAAACGTCTGGGATCAACCAATTATGAATCCGCCTGACAGTCAAGGGCGTGTAACCAATCACAAAAGTTATGGCATTAACACAATGCGCCAAATGTTAGAAGTTAGCAGTTTGATGGTTAATGTTAACTGCACAAACTTTTTAACAGAAGCACAAAACTATCATGTAGATACACAAGGCAGATTTAGTGATCCAGATGACTGTATTGATAGTTGTCGTTATGCACTATTGGCTTGTTTACAAGGTATTGCAGAACCTTGGGACGGACGCACTCCGCAGGAACGTATGCGTAATGCTAGAGCTCAATTACAAAGACCACGCATAGAAGAGTCAAAACCCAGCTGGAAAAGAACCTTTACAACTGGCTAGACAGAGAAACTCGATAAATAAAAGGTAGCAGTAGCGCCGTATAAATATCCTAAAGTGAAGGAAGAACAATATCCATGCTAGATTTGAAAAACATTGTTGTATCAAATATCAACAAAAACATTAAAACAAACAGCCGCTTTGTCCACATGAAATCTCTCATGGACACTAAGATGGCTAGTTACTTGCGCTTCTTGGGGACCAAGAACAGCGTTAACAGAGCCAGCGACTATCACTATTTGTGTTTGGCAGTTAGCGACTCAACAGAACCAGTAAATGGTATGGATTATATTCATCCTTCAGTTAAGCCAGCTGTTGATTATGCTACCGCAGTTATTACAAAAGGATTGATCAGCAACGGCACTATTAACTTTGACTTTGTTCCAGAAAACGAAAGAGATGATGAGGCCGCAAGGCAAGCAACCAACATGGTCAGCCGTGTTGTAAACGAAATGAATGATCCACACTTTATCATTGAGCGTTGGGTCATGGATGCCGCAATGCACAAAAATGGTATGATGATGATCAAACCAATTCGTGAACAAGTTGTGCGTTACATAGAAAACTCAGGAACATTAGACCAGCTAAAAGCATTTGAACTTCAAGCAGAAGAATCAGGACTAACTGTTTTACGTCAAAGCCGTAGAAAAGAACGTGTTGACATGGAAGCAGTTATAGCTGAAATGCAACAGGCTCTTCCAGCACAGCAACAGCAGTTTATTGCTGATCGTGCTGGTGAATATCTAACAGGCATTGAAGAAATTGATGTTGAAGAAGGTGACATTGGCAGTCAAATAGACAGCTTAGAACCAGACACGGAAACTGCTTCAATTGAAGCCAGTGATGAACAGCAAGACCTTTTAAATGACAGTTTCAAGCGCAATACAATCTATCGTGCAAAGTATAAACTAACTGGTTGGGGCATTAACATCAAGTTCCATCCAATTCAACAGCACTATTGGATTTGTGATCCAACAGTTCCAGAAATTAAAGATCAACCATTCTGTGGTTTCTTTGACACAATGTCAATTGCTGAAGCTACAGAACTTTATCCAGGTCTTGACCTAGAAGAATTTACAGCTACAGCCAGCTACAGCGAAGGCGTATTTGAAGCAGGCAGTCAGCTTAACAACCTAGCTATTCACGCACGTGACAGTGTTCCTACTAATGGTGTTCCTGTTGGCGCAGGATCTAATGCAGATCCTAACAGTCGTCAAGTAACTGTTGTAACTGTTTGGAACCGTTACGACGTAGACAATGATGGCGAGCTAGAACTTGTTGAACTAATTTACAGCGGTGATTATGTTATCAGCGCAAGAGAAGTAGAATTTATTCCAGTTGCTAACATGTGTCCAAAGCCACTACCTGGCAACTTCTATGGCATGTCAATTGCTGAAAGTGTTATTCCAATGCAAGAATATCTAACAGCAGCCGCACGTGCAGAAATACAGTTAGGCTTGCTAACAGCAACTCCACGTATTGGTGTTAAACCAGATCGTGTTGACTTTGAAATGATACAGGATGGCGAAAGTGCTATCTTTATTCTAGACAGCAAGTTTGATCCAAGCAAGGACATTTATCAGATGCCACCTCCCAGTGGTAACCTTGCTTTCTTAGAAACAGCTATGCAACGTATCCAGCAGGATACAATGGCCATGATTGGTATGACACAACCAACTGATGTGTTCAATCCAGAAGTTATGGCACCTGGCAACTCAGGTGTTAAACTACAAATGGCTCTTACACCTAACCAAATTATTCAAGACAATACTGTGCGTAATGCCGCAGAAGGCCTTAAACAATCACTGTGGCTTGTATGGCGCACACTAATTCAGTATGGTGATGATTATGGTGTTAAGAAACTTGCCAGTGAATGTATTCCAAGCCAAGAACCAGTGTTCTTAGATTATATGTCATGGGATGACATGAACTTCTGTGATCGCAAGCAGATTCATTTAGAACTAGCATTAGGTATGCTCAGTGAAGAAAACGCACTTGCTCGCTTGCAGATTATTCGCAAGGCACAAACAGAACTTTACGCAACTACACAGCAGATGGCAGCGGCTGGCACACTAAGCCCAGAGATCTATCAAAAGATCAAACGTCCATTTGCAGATACATTGTATGTGTTGGGTGTTAAGGACTGTGACACTTACTTGCCAAGCGATGATGAAATTGGTAAGATGATTGCCAGCGCAGAACAAGCCGCTAAGACCAAGACACCAAGCCCAGATGATCAGAAGAAGATGGCAGATGCAGAACTTGCTAAAGCTAAAACAGCACAAGTTATATCAGAAGTCCAAGGAACTGATCCTGATACACAATTAAATTACATGGACCTAGCAATGGGTCGAAACCAAGATTATGGTCACTAATAGATTAGTAAAGGAATAGCATATGATTAGTGAAGAAGCATTTGAAGCCTACAATAGTAAGCTAACGGTCGATACAAGTAATTACAAACGCTTGAATGCCAGTCAGCGAGACCAAGTTAAAAGCTATGGCAGTCAAGCAGAAGCATTGCTAACAAATAGAGAGCTAGCAATGTTCATCCACTATTTTAAGTTTCAGGTAGCAGACCAAATTGCTAACCTCAACCAACACACAGTTGATGCAAACAACGAAAGGATTGCCCTCAGCAACCAATTAGCTGGCATTGATGGTTTTGTCAGCAGTTTGCAATCAGCAGTGTATAAGAAGAACCGCATCATTCAGGCAGAAAATGCGGGTGAATTTAACCAAACCAATCCATAAAACATAAATAAACACATAGGGGTAACCAGACGGCCCTCTTAGAAAAGGTAAAAAAATGACTACAACTGATATCAGCCCTAAGGCTCCAACAAGCCCGGCCACTGAACAAAGTGCAGTTCCAAGTTTAGACTCGATAGCTGAAAAAATGACCGTAATGCGCGAACAGACATTGCGTAATCAGATTAAAGCTACTGAACCGACTGCAACAGGAGCAGATGAGGACGGTTCCTCACCTAGCCCTGTGGCATCAGACGATGAAGCCGAAGTTGCAATTCCCGAAGATAGCGACATTGACAGCACCACAGCAGAAGCTAGTGCCCGGTCAGAAGAACCCGAAGAGGATCTTGATGAGACTGTAAGCACAGATGAAGCTGGAACAGCAGAAGATATTATTGACTTTTTAGATTTCGCAAATGACAATCCAACTGCAAAGTTTAAGTTCATGCGTAATGGTAAAGAAGTCGTTATTGATGCTAAAAAGGCGGCTGCAATTTTGGGTCAAGGAAGCGCAATACACGAAGAAGCAAGACAGTTAAAGATTGATAGATCAGAATTCGATGAGTATGTCAATGATGCAAGAGCTCGTCAAGAAGGATTAAGCCTAGCAATGGAGTTTACTGTTCAGCCAAGGTTGAAGAAAAGCTACGATGAAATTGTAAAAGTTCAAGGTTATCAAGCTACATTCCACCAGCAGTTGAATCAGACAAACGACCCAGCTGAAGTGGCAAGGATCCGGGCAAGCATGCAACAGAACGAAGAATATATTCGTCAACAGCAGGGCCGTATACAGCGTATGCAGCCTCAAGTTGAACAGTTCAGAAAGATTAGGAAAGATCAAGTAACGTCCGCATTAGAGTTTTCACGTAAGAACTTTAAAGACAAGGAATTGAAAAATGATTATGTCTTTAATGAAGTTAGAGGTAAACTTGAAAAGATGTGGCCACAGGGCAAGATGGAAGCAATTCCAGGTGTCCCAAATCTAGATCTAATATCCAGCGATGAAACTATTTTAAGTTTGCTTCGTGACGGATTAAAGTATAGAGATCGTCCTAATAGTAAAAGTGCTGGCGCAAGTATGGCGGCACTTACTCAAAGAAAAGGATCTAGCAGTCAGAAACGTCCAGATGATGGTATCGAAAAACTTCGTGAACAAGCCAAAGCAGGCGACAAGAAAGCCGCCGACAATCTACTAATGCAACGTTTACAGAGTATTCGTTCGGCTAGTAGAGGTTCAAAATAAAGGAAACCAATTATCATGGCAACAATTACAACCAGTCAGATCGGAAACGGAACCACAGCCTATGGCACAGACATCGTTGTTAAAGATCTAGACTTAGACGTATCAAACCGTGTTAAGGACGATACTCCAGTTCTAAACATGGCAATGAGCAAGAAGCGCAAAGTCAATTCAACTCTACCACTATGGTCAGATGACATCTATCGCGCTCCTGCAGTTCAGGCACAGGTAGAAGCTGCCGCTGTTAGTGCAAGTGATGCAGACAGCAACAGCCGTTACAACCTAGGTAACTACACCCAGATCTTCAGCACAGTTATTGCTTCTTCAGGCACAGCTCGTGCAGTTGAGCAGGCAGGTGGCGATCCTCAGGCATATCAGGAAGTTAAACAGCTAATCGAAATGATGTTTGACGTTGAAGCCCAGCTAGTTCGTGGCGATCAGATCGGCACAAAGTATGCTGGTCAGACAGGCTCAGCCTCTGGTCTACCAGCTGGTCAGACAGGCCGTCGTATGGGTTCACTCCAGGCATTTGCCGGCACCCATTCATTCAACACCACTTCCGGCACCGCAACAGGTTTAAGCACCTGGACAAACAACGAATCAACAGACAGTGCAACTGAAACTGCCGACACACTACAAATTCTAGCTGACGGTTCTCAGTATTACACTGGTGGATTCACCAACCAGGTCTTCTCACCTGTTCTATACAAGCAGTTAGTAACTGTCGCAGAACAGCGTTACAACGCAAAGATCCGCAACATGGTTGCACCAACAAGCCTACGCACTATTATCTCTGATAACATTGCTCAGTCTCGTTCAATCAACCGTGTTAACGCAGAGCGTGGTGACACTATTGCAACCTACGAAGGTGATTTCAACTACACCTACGAAATCAGTGATTCATGGATCATGGATTCAGTTGGTGTAAGCAACGACATCTTGTTCCTAAACGAAGATGTTCTAGCTTGGGGCTCTCTACGTGACCTAGGTCCAAACAACGAAGTATTCAGCAACGCTGACGCTTCACTAGACCAGTTCATCATGGAAGGCACACTAATTGTTAAGAACCCAGCAGGCGTTGGCGTTCTACACAACATCACCAACACTGGCACACTAGTAACAACTCCACGTTCAAGTGCGACTGTTTCTCGTGTAAACGCAGGTAGCGGAGACGTGACTCCTTAATTGTTGAAAAACAATTAAACGGGGAAAAGGGGCTTAGTTGCCCCTTTTCTTTTACCTGTATAGTCGAGATTACTAAATACACGTATGGACAAAGAAACAAATAACGCCGAAATCATCAATGATGGTATCGAAAAAAATCTAGACTTTTATCGCCAAGATCATGGTGGTATGGTTACCAATCATAATGGTGTAGCTGACAAGCTACTGAAAAACGACCGTTTATACAACGCCATGAAAGGTGAATGGACACGCACTGCTAACAGCGGTAGCGGTAACATTACAACCACCACTGGCAGAGAAGGCGGAAAGTTTTATATTAAACGTGAACAACATAATGTTGAAGCAATTAAACGTGAATGCCGGTTGTATAGGGAAGCTGCCGAACGCGGTGTCCCAGACCCACTAGGTCCAATTATGCCTGACGGTAAGTTAGGTTATCGTTGGATGAATTTACCTAAGGTTATCAGTATTCGTATAAGTGACGACTACTTTGGTGGTATGCCTTGGGAAGCGATCAAACAAGATAAAACTCTAAAGGCACAGTTTTATAAAGTAGTTCAAAAGGAGTATCCTGAATTTGTTTGCTATCCTGGTGGAAAGTTGCCTATTCCTGTTGACGCCCTTTATCCAACTAAGCAGGGCTCACAGAGATTCTTTAAAGGAATTTAATAATGTATATTATTCCCAACGCTGACGGTCTTGTAGCCTTTATTAAAGACTTTACAGGCAGCACCAACAACACTGAAGTTAAGCAAGCAATATTCATGGCAGAAATGTCAATGCGTAATGTTGAATTGCCAGCACTAAGATCAGATCCTTATGCGGCAGTAAACATTGCCACTGCTGATGCCAATGGTAGAATTGTTATTCCTAGTAACATGAACAAACCAATTTTGTTCTTTAAACAAGGTAGCCCAGGCGGCACTCCAACTGACACAGGCCCTTGGATTGTTTACGATAGAATTGGTGACAGAGACTTAATTGCACAAAGCATGCTTAACGATCTTTACCTAACACCATTTAACGTGCCCGCAGTTATTAGAGGCAAGTTCAGTGAAGTAGGTAACAAATATGAATTCTTACCTGGACTAGGTGCAGGCGACATGATTAACTTGTATTACTACAAAGCATGGCCACTATTGTTTGCTCCTATGAGCGACATTGAAATTGGCACTAATTGCACAGTAAGTGGTATTTCAGGCTCAGGTCCTTGGACTGCTACTATTTCAGGATTAACCGACATTAACGGTGTATTAGAAGTTGGGGATGAAATTATTGCTACAGATGACACAGGTAGCTTAGGCACAGGTGGTGTTTATACAGTAGCAAGTATTGTTAATGATACTACAATTACATTTACAGCAACAGGTGGAACTACTCCTATTGCTGGTAACCTTACATGTGTATTCTTAACAAATCAATATGTTGAAAACAACGCAGTGTTAAAAACATGGCCTGAGGGTTATGTATATGCAACATTACGTGAATATTATATTAAGCGTCACAACGATGTAGATGCCGCGATCTATGAAGCCAAATTTAAACAGGCTATGGACACAGTAGAAGACCAAAACAACTTAGGCAAGTGGTCAGGCGGTAGCACTAAGTTAAGCAGTATATGGCAACCAAGACAATATCGCCGATATAACTTGAGATAAGGAACAAAAATATGGCTGTTGAAGCAAATAACACAACTGGCTTATATGACGTCGATGGCGTTACTCCGGAACCAGATGGTGACGTTACAGTCCGCGGCGATCTTACAGTATTAGGTAACACTTACCTAAAAGAATTATTAGAATGTTGCGGTGAAGCAACATTTGAAGCTGACGTCGTTATGGAGAAGTGTCTAACTGTAGACAGCCCAACATTATACGTCGACTGTGTTAATCATCGTATAGGTGTTGGCACACTGAGCCCAATTTACAAATTAGATGTAG